AAAATTTCGTTTTTAAAAACATTCATAATTAATTAACCTCAACATTTATTGATAATAAGCCATGTAGGGTGGGCGTCGCCCACCCTACATGGCTACATGACTAACTTGGTTAGAGTTTTAAAGTCAGTGCGGCGCGTTTTTTGCCTGTTATTGGGGCGTTATGTTTTAGCATTGTTTTCTGAGCATTTTTTACAAAAATGTTCATCGCAATCTTGCGTCCAACCGTCTTTTTTTAATTTTGATTCTATAGCATAGGTATCTATGTAATGGAATGTTATTTTTTCGTCGCAGTGTTCGTTATCACAATCAAATGTTATCGTTGAAATCATAAAGCCTCCGTTGTTGTAAAAAAACATAACAAAAAAAATCCGCCCGACCTTTTAAAGCGTCAAGCCGTGTAGGGTGGGCATTGCCCACCCTACACGGATTTTTCAAGAGAAGCGTCAAGACAAATAACTTGCCAGTTATCGTCTTTTATCATTACAGTTTTTTCAGGCAGAACCTCGTTTAAGGCTGTGATTATTTTACAAGAAAGTTCTAAACTAATAGGTTCTTTTATTCTTAAAATTTCGTTTTTAAAAACATTCATAATTAATTAACCTCAACATTTATTGATAATAAGTAACCGATATAAATAAACCAAACGAAAAAAAATAAACGGCTAATAATATAACGGCGTTTTTGAAAACGCATATCTAATAAATATTGTTCTAAGTTTTTTTTACTGCGCTTTCTGGCTAAAAGATATTCATCTTTAATAAGGCAAAGCAAGCATAAAGGATAAATGAACCAAGCCGAAGCCGTTAAAATTATAGCAATTAAAAAATTAATAACATTCATTAGAATAAGCCTTTATTTTTTTAACTATTTTTATTGTCGACAATATCAAAAACTAAACCCGTATCTTCTCCAAAAAATAAATAAGCGATTAAAATAACTAAAATCATATTTACACTATAAAAACTTAACGGGTAATTTCCATGCCATATTTTTGTTAAAAACCCTAGGCTAAAAATCACTAACCAGGCTAAATCAAATTCAAAAATAAACTCAGGCATGAGAATCTCCGTTATCAATCACGTTTTTATTTTCATCAATAATTCGGTGATTTTTTAAAGCTGCCATATAAACTCTCGCTACATCTGAGCTGCAACGACTAAAGCTGCGGATGGATGAAATGGCAATGGTTTTTCGAGAGCTATCAAAAAACGTACCTTTAATAATCGCCTCTTTTAAGAGAGTATATCTCTGGCAATTCTTACCTTCGACCCCTGTATCAGCCGTACCCGCTGTACGTACTTGTGCAGGTCTATTAGCCGTACTCCTTCGGCGTACTCGTGGCGGTCTGTCTAGGCTGACGCGGTTTGTACTCGTACTCTCCTTCCCTTGTTCCGTACTCGTTTCGGTACGAACGGGCGTACTCGTTTCGGTACGTTCTGTGCTATCAGGTACGTTCTGCTTATCTACAATAAAGCCGATGGGGTTATGTCTTACGGGTTCAGTAATCACATTATCTGTTAGTGTACTTGTACCTGTGCCGCTGTCTGTGCTTGTTCCAACCCCTGTATAATTTTCTTGCGTAGCAGGTTGAAAGTTAGCGTTTGAAAAGTTAGTGACTCCTGAAATATTAGCAGCGCGTGTTGTATCGCTGGTTGGGGGTGAGGAAGTAAAAGCATTTTGCATTTTTCCTGTAATATTGTTTAGCCTATCTTCCCACGAATCATCATTAGAATTAGAATCATTATAGGTGGCAGGTGAGGGGGCTTCATTATCCATTTTTTCATCCTCTCGCTTTACTACACCGCCGCTTATATATAACAATGCGCCACCAATGGTATAGCAAGCTAATACCATTAATTCGATGACCAATGCAGTAATGGTTATATAATTTGCTTGTGATTTTTCGGCAGTTTCTTTAAAAAATTCGCCTGCAATTAATCCGCCTAATCCTTCCATTCCATAGGCATTACTTTGTAGCTCAAAGACTGAATGCCCTGCAAAGATTCCATTTTCAACAGTATCGCTGGCTATCTCAGAAATAGTGGCTTTATTTAAATGTTTGGTTAATCTTTTATTGGCTTGATTAATCTTTTTGTTAATTCCATGTTTGCACCAGCGTTTATTGTTTTTTCCTTTCAATCCATTACAATCTTTTAATTCATTGTTTAGATTATCTAATTGTGAATTAACAGCTTTTAATCCAATACTATAAGCATTTTCATTACGTTTTATATTAGCTTTATTTAATTGATAGCTATCAGAGTTTTCGATATAACTTTTTTGCTGTTCAGACATAAACCCTGAATGTCCGATTAATGAAATTGGAAATAAAAATTTATATTCCACAAAAAGAATGGAGGGAACTAATATTATTATTAATAAAAGGCGTGGAAGGGCAAAGTCAATCATTAGGGTTTTTAATAAGTTGACAGCTGAGGGCAGGGCTAATAAAGAGCCGCCTGACACGAGTATTGAAATGCCTAAGTAAATCGCGACACCTACTTTTGATTGCGCAAACGATAAGTACAAAGTAATACTTGTCGCAATTGAGATAAGTACCGCGATAGTTCCTAAAATATACATAGAAACGCCAATATAACGCGCGACTTTCAAAGGGTTTATTTGTGTAAGATAATTCATGACTAGCACCCTTTTTTTGAATTAGGCGATTGAAAAATTCTTACTAACTGCGTAAAGATACAGCCTGAGATTATAAAGGGGAAGCGGTCGGCATATTGACTAATATGGATGTCTAAAAAATAGCTACAAAATCCAATAAAAAGGGCATTGTATAAAAACATTCCTTTTAGGAAAGCACGAAAAAAATCCGAGTCTGTATCGTTGGGGTTAAGCGAGTTCATAATGTTTTCCTGTTAAAAACAGGGCGTATAGGCTATGCTATACGCACTCTGTAGGGTTATTTTCTTTGTGGAGTGCGATAGCTGCATTGTTCTTGGTCGGATGAGCAGCTATCATTTTTTTTGTAAAATTAAAAATTTCAGTATTAATTTTTGTGGCGCATTGTTGACAGAAAGTGTGTGACATTTCTGCATAGTCGTTTTCATACCGACGCGGCGTGGTGATTTTTAGGACTATTTTTATAGTCATATTTTCAGGGGTAATGGCAGTTGTACATCCATTACAATAATTCAGTTTGTTCATGATGTTTCCTTGGTTCAATTTTTAAAAGTTATAAAAGTAATTCTTCTTCTGTAAGGTTTAAATCTTTTAGCATTCGGTTAAAATCCATTAAATCATTTATTTTTCGACGTGCAACGGCTTCTTTTGTCTGCTGTTTGTTAGCCGTTTTATTTTTATGGATTGATGGGGGAACTGCAACGTTAAAGGTCGGTTTTTTATTCAATCGCTTGTGGTGTTGCAGTGCTATTTCTATTGCTTTTTCAACGCTTTCAAAGTTGCCTCTAATCTCTCTGAGGCTTGCTGATAAATTAATATATTCCAACATATATAATTTTTTAGCCGTTAAGGTAATTTCATAAGCTAATCGCTTGTTTAATCGCCCTTGGGTAGTGTTTTTTTTGGGGTTGCTCCATGTTATTTGTCTCATGATGCTCTCAATATTTTGCGCATAGCATTTAATTCTGCGCGGATGATTTTTTTGTCAACAACGGGGCAGGGCTGGATTTTAAACATTTTTTGATGCTTTTCTGTCTGGCATAATTTTAAAAATTCAGACAAGCTAGGCGGATAATGACCGTTATGTTTTAAACATAAATCCAAGCCTTTTTTTATTTGCTTTTTTCCCAGTTTAATAAGGCATTTTGTCCATAATTCGCTTGGGGTTTCACCATAATTTTTTATCCATAAAGCTCCATACATTTCCGTCATTCTTAACCAGAATCTTTCTGTGACAGGGTTAAAGGGCAGCTTCATAGGCTGCTCTGCGCCTCTCTGATGCTGCTCTGACTCTATCGACGGCTGATAAGTTGCTATGTGTTCCATGGGTGATTCCTTGTCGCTGATTATGTTTAACGCCTTGATAGTGTCCAAATAAAGCAGAATTCGGTTTATTAAATACGGTCTTAAATTTTTCAGGATTAAAAGCCAGTGACGACCAATAGCCAGTCATGTCTTCAAATTTTCCTGATTGAATCAAGTTGATACAGTCATGTTCCTCTTTAGAAAATAAAATTTGATTATTTTTTAAATCATCATCAACAGCTCTCTGTTGTTGTTGTTTATCTTTAAGGGTTAATCTTTCTAGGTTAGTGTGCATCTCTTTCACTACCCCAAGTGCAGCAGGTTCACTATCAAAAGTAGATTTTTTCTGATTAGGTGCAACAGCTTCACTATTGATTCCGCTAGACTCTTGAGAGTTAAGTGAATTAGGTGCACTATTGATTAAGTTAGGTTTTTTATACGCTGAATCGGCAGTAAATTTATACTGATTGGGTTTTTTCACCCCCTTTTCTTGTCTAGCAACTTCAATCAAGTTTTTTTGTTCCAGCTTTTTTATTTGATTGATAATGGAGCGTGGAGTCATACCAGAATCTTTGGCAAGAGTGGCAATGCTCGGAAAGCAACGCCCCGTTTTAAGGTTGGTGCGATTGGCTAGGCTAACCAAAACCATTTTTTGCATAGCAGGAATAGCTTGTTGCATAGCCCAATCTAAGGCAGGGAAACTCATTGTTTAGCCTCGCTGTTTTTTTTGTTTCTTCGCTTATTAAGTTCAGCAACTGACATGCTTCCATCATCACCTATAGCTTGTCGGTAAATTGCTATTCCACTGTCGTCCCAGTCAAGGCTGGGGTCTTCTAAAAGCGCGTTATCTATAGCGATTCTTTTTTTGTTCTTTGCACTTCGGGTAATTGCCATTAACTTAGCTCCATAATTAAAAAACTTTCGCACTGACAAGCAGGGTCTAGTTCGTGAACTAAATCGCCACATCTTTCACAGTATTTAAAGCTCATAACATCACCTCTTTCCAAATAAAGTCACAATTATCTAAATCCTCTAAATAAGTCGCCTCAAAGGATTTTGAAAAAACTACTTTTGATTGAGTTTTTAAGCCGTCAATTGCGATTAAAATAATATCAAAGTTAAGATAATCATCATGGTCAGACTCAGACAGCTCTTCTAAGCGGTCTGTTTTTAAAGCCTCAATAGCATCATTAAGCTCAAGAAAAAAGCCACAGGAGGAGTATCCTTCGTCACCATTATCGCGTAACTCAAAGATTAGTTTAAGAGGGGCTGGGGCAGGTTGGGAGGTAAGGTTGGATGATAAATTTTCAGGATTAGACAGACTGCAAGCATAAAAATAGGCATTTAGGATACTAGCCGACATTTTTACATTGACCGCTTCATAAGCATCAATAGCAATTTGAATATTTTCTGGAATTTGTGGCGTAATATCGCCAGTGGGATTTATAGACATTGTAAGTCTCCTGTATCAAATTGAAGACTATCGCCAATGATGTTAAACATAGGGCGATAGGCGTAAATTGGGTTAACATGCCGTGATACAGGATAACGGTGAACCGAAGTTCCCCAAGATGCGCCCATCATAAAATGTTTTGGGCATAAAAAAAGCGCATTACCGATTGGTGCGCTTGCACCTGTAATCATCTGGATGTTAAACCAGGTTTTGAAGCTAACGTGATAGTATACTTTTTTATAGCAATTGTAAAATCCTTATAAAAAATAATTAAAAATAAACGCCTGAAAATATTATTTAGCGCGTTCACGAGCTTGTATATTTAATTCTGCCAACGTTTTAACTAAAGGTTTTAATTCGTCGGGCATGGCATGAAGTCTTAATCGTGTTAACTCCATGTGTTCTTTTTTGGTGACTAAAAAAAGATTCTCAATCACACAATTTTGTTTATTGCCATCTTTAAAGCGAATCACACAATCTTTAGGAATCTCTCCATGATGTTGCTCCCATATCACCCGATGTTTAAATTTAAACATCTTGACCCCGTGGGATATTTTTATCAGGATAAACCCATCGCATTTTCTCGCTCTTTCATGCCCGATAGCTTTTCGGTTTTCAGCAATCCTCCCTTTTTTAAAACTGCCTGAATTTGCCTTTGACAGTCCCTTAGTGCCTTTATGATGAGGGGTGTAACCCTTTTTAAATTTCCCTGACCTGCCCGTTAAAAACCCTTTTCTGCAACATAAAGACTTTATGTTTCCTACCGTTAGTTCTCGGTTAAAAGTTTCGTTAAACAAGCGCGTTAATTTTTTTCCAGTCAAAGTTTTGTGAGTTTCCACAAAATTTATTTCTTCCAAAGAATATTTTAAAGCCTTACCTTTCATCCGTTAAAGCCTTAGTGGTGATCACATCAGGAATTAATTTTTTGCCCGTTAAAATATCAGGGGTGGTTTCTTGATTTATTTCGTTAGCACCCAGCTTGGTTTGCACATCTAGCATTAATTTTGCATTATTGATAATAGGAATAGCTAAAATCGCAATGGCTTTAGTACGCGCCATTTCTTTATCCAACTTTTCGTCTGTCATGGACTCATCTCGTAATAATTCTAATTGAGCCATTAAGTGATTGTGAAGGTCTGGCAAGCTGTTCTGCATGGGTTAAATCCTAGTAAAAATTAAATATCTAAATCATCAGGGTTAAGGTTTGTATAGCGTTTAAGCGTTGCCCAGTTATCATGCAGGGATACTAATTGCACCTGTTCAATTCTTAATCCCTGCTCAAATAATCGTGAGACTGACTCGTGACGTAAATCATGAAAATGTAAATCATCAATCCCCAAAACCTTACAAGATGATGAAAAGTAAGCCCCTACGGTTTTCGAATTGAACGGAAAAATACGACCATCAATCGGTGGTTGTTTTTTAATGATTTTCCAAGCAGATAAAGGATATTTAAACCGCCTGTGATTGCCGTCTTTAAATTTCGGATGTTTTAAGTCCCGAACCATGCCCGTGTGCGTAGTTTTATTATTATCCGCCCACAAAAGTGAGCAAATTTCACCTTGACGACGGGCGGAAAAAATAGCGAACCACATAATGTGCAGCATAGGAGTCTTATATTTTCGTGTTGCAAAATACCGTGATAATCGCCACAATTCCTCTTTAGTGGGTCGTCGATTGCGAGATGCTGACTTAGCAATCAACTTTTCACGCCTTAAAGAATCGCTCGCCTCATCAATAAATTCCAAACTATAATCATGGTCGCTAACAGAGCGCATGGTCTTCAAAACAGAGCGTATCCAGATAACATCATTTAAAACAGTTTGGGGCTTAGCTTCACGATTACGCTGCACACAATGCTTAATCAAATCAGAAGCTTTCAGCGAATAAACATCTAAATCAGTAATGTCATAAGCTAGCAATCTATTAAGGTCATAATTCTTAGTGCGACCATAATTTTTAGAAAACTGCTTAATATAATCAGTAATCAACTCCCTAAAAATAACCGATTTTTTAGCTCCAAAAACAACCTCGTTTTGTAACTCATTTTCCCTCTTATGCGCCCATGCCTTAGCCAGTGCGTGTCGCCTAAAAGTCTTACATTCACGATGAATCAAAACCCCCTTAGCCTTAATTCTGATATTAACTAAATAAGACAATTGCCCATTTTTTCTTTTTCTTTTAGTAATAGTTGCCATAATTCCAGTGCTACAATAATTAAAGTAGCCTGATAGTAGCACCCTAAAAGCAGCAACACCCTAAAATGTAGCAATAAAGCCCGAAAATAAGCAGAATGAAAACAAAGAAAACCCCTACAAAAGCTAAGCAGAATCAAGTAAAATCAATAGATAGGCGTTTTAGTGTTGCTCCGATGTTGGACTGTATTGTTTTTTTATTTTTCTTCTTATTATCAATGCGTTGTAAGCAATCGGTTTAAAATGTAGCAAAATTGTGGTTTAGCTGTTCATTTTTTTGTGGTTTTTTGTGGCTATTTCTAGGCGTTTGTCAGCTAAATCTGCTAGGTCTTTTATATTTACTAGCCAGTTTCCTTTTTGAGACCCCATTTTAAATGCAGGGACTTCTAGTCGGCTTAGGCTGGCTTTTTTTGCCGCTTCGGCTGGGCTTAATCCAAAGAGCTTTTTACTTATGGTTGATAACTCTATGATGGCTGTGCCATGTTCTGCCATGAGTCCGTAATAAGTTGAGGGTGTATACATTTTTTAGCCTTGTTTTTCTTTATTTCAAGATAACAGTATCAAATGATATGGTATAAAGTCAATATCATTTGTACTTTTTCTTAATATTTAGTTTCTACCATGATTATTTTTTTTGATAAAATATGCTTTGATACTTTATTTTAGGGGGTTTTCGTGTTTAAAAAAATTATGTGGGTGTTTCTTGTTCTTGTTGTTTTTTCGGCACTTAGTACAAAGGAGGATGAATACAACAGCTCGAGCAAGGCGGAATTCTCTCAAAAGGTGTCTGTTTTAACAGCTAAAGATATTAAGTCTAATTTACGGAATATGACGGATTTACAGCAGGATTCTTTTTTTAAGTCGTTAAGACATACTAGAATAAGATGGACAGCTAAGGTTTCGGATGCGGATAAAAATATAAAAGGGTGTTATGTTACGGCAACCCCTAGCGAGGTTGGTTTTTTATTTAAAGTTCATGTGTATATGTCTTGTGAAGACACGCAGTCTTTTAAGAAGTTTGATTTAATAAGTTATGAGGGGGACATTACTTATGCTTCAACTGTTTTAGGGACAACTTATGTTAGTGTTAAAGCAGCTACTATTACGCAGTTATAAGGGCTTATTAGGGTTAACTTTTTGAAGGTAGCTCAGGCTTATTTCGTAGTATTTCTTCTATTTCTCTTGCCGCTTTTTCTCCTATCCATCTGCCACCTTTCTTTTCAGGATTAAACCACATTCTTAGTTGGTTTTGGTCTTTGTTTAATTTTCTGGCAAGATTTGCTGTTATGTCATTGCCGTGCTTTTTTCGTAAAAAGTGTAAATTAACAAGTCTGTTTTGCCGTATTTCTTCGGGTTTTATATTCATATATCACTTATAACCAATAAATATTATTTGATAAACTTTCTTATGGTATTGATTTTAACGCTATCAAGTGATATTGTTAAGCCATGGATTTTAGAAAATATTTTTATGCTTTGGATAAAGCAGAGCGAATTACATTTGCTAGCAAATGTAATACCTCCGTGGGTTATTTATTATTAGTCTCTAATAGCAAGCGTGGGTTTAGTGCTGATTTATCTATTGCTATTGAGCGAGAATCACAAGGAAAAGTGCGCTGTGAGGATTTGCGACCTTCTACGGACTGGGCTTATATACGTGGCACTAAAACCGCTTAAATGATTTTTTGAATTAGGGCGTGGCTTTGCCTTTGGGTCTCGCTCTTTTAGCCGCTTGCTATTTCCTGCCTCCTGAAATTTTGGAGGTAGTAAGCACCTTTTTAATTTACAGCTCGTACACGCTGAAAGTGTGCCATTAAATACCTCTCCTTATTTTGCCACTGCTTGTCCAGAGTGGCGTTTTTTTGGGTTTATTTTAGCGGGTTTGATTTTTTTTGTAATTCTTTTCATAGGGCGGTTGATGATGATTGATTTTAAGTCGGGCGTTTATATTAATGCTGATAATTATAGTTTTAGCTGGTTGCTGTTTTTTCAGGGTAAAAATATTGAGACGGTAAACTTTAAGGATTGCAATGGAAATCCTTTTTTTGTGCTTATTGATAAGGCGCAAAAGTTTGTTTTTGCTGAGTATCAAGTGAGTGCTGAGGATTTTTTTAAGCCGGAAAACAATAGTGAGTGTTGGATAAGTTGGGAAAATGAATTTCAGCAGTTAAAAAAAGGAAATGCTTGTGAGTGATGATGTTAGGGGCTTGACGCTTTTAGATTTGGGTTTTTCTCCTGTTGCTATTACTAAAATATTAAGTTTTCATAAGCAAAAATATGGTGCTTTTGAGATTGTTTTGAAACGTGATTCTTTTAATTTTGAAAGAGTGACTACTACAAGACTTGGAAAAGTGGACTGGAATAAAGAAGGTGAGTGATGGTGTTGATTTAAAGTTGCCGCCGTTTTCAATTCAGGCTGAGCAAAGCGTTATCGGTGGCTTGATGCTGGATAATTCACGCTTTGATGAGGTGGCTGATAAGGTATCTGTAGAGGATTTTTATCGAAAAGACCACGCGCTGATTTTTAAGGCGATTGTATGGCTGGCTAAGCAAGATAAGCCTTTTGATGTGATTACTATCTCTGATTTTTTGCAGTCTAAGAAAAAGCTGGATGAGGTGGGGGGGTTGGCTTATTTGGGCTTGATGGCTAAAGATACGCCTTCGGCTGCTAATGTTGTTAATTATGCTGATATTGTTCGTGAAAAGTCGGTTTTAAGGCGGCTTATTTGTATTAATGCTGATATTTCAGAAATGGTATTTAATCCTGATGGTAGGGATTCTAAAGTGATTTTAGAGGCTGCTGAAAGTAAGATTTATGCTATTTCTGAAAGTTCGGCTAAAAAAAGTGAGGGTTTGTTTTCTGTTAAGCATTTTTTAGGTAAGGCGGTTGATAAGATTGAGACGCTGTTTGATGAGGGCGGTGGCTTGTCGGGCTTGAGTTGTGGTTTTTCTGAGATCGATAAGATTACGGATGGATTGCAACGGGCTGATTTAATTATTTTGGCGGCGCGTCCCTCTATGGGTAAAACGTCTTTGGCGATGAATATGGCTGAGCATGTGGCGATTCATGAGAAAAAAAAGGTGGCTGTATTTAGTTTGGAAATGCCTGGTGAGGGATTGTCTATGCGGATGATGTCGTCTTTGGGTCGGATTAATCAGAATAATGTGAGGTCTGGACGGCTTGAGGAGGATGAGTGGGCGCGTTTGACGGGGGCTATTAATCTTTTGAGTGAATGTGAGCTGTTTATTGATGATGAGGCAAGTTTAAGCACCTTAGATATTCGTTCACGGCTTAGGCGAATTATTAAGGATTTTGGGTCGCTTGATTTGGTGATTATTGATTATTTGCAGTTAATTAAGTCTATTAATGGCTCTGATAATCGTAATCAAGATGTGTCTGATATTTCTCGTGAACTTAAGGCGATTGCTAAGGATTTTAATGTACCGTTGGTTGTTTTATCACAGCTTAATCGTAATCTTGAAAGCAGGGGTGATAAGCGTCCTATGATGTCTGATTTGCGTGATAGTGGGGCGATTGAGCAGGATGCTGATTTAATTATATTTTTGTATCGTGATGAAATTTATCATGAGGATAGCGAGTTTAAAGGGGTTGCTGAGGCGATTATTGCTAAGCAGCGTAATGGGGCAGTGGGGACGTGTCGGCTGTCTTTTTTTCCTGAATTTACTCGTTTTGAGAATTTTGCGAATAATCAGTGAGATAATTAGGGTGAAAAAACTAGACGATATAGCTCTACAAAGTAGACACTGGTTTAATGCAATTTCAGAATTTCACGCTTTAGAAGAAATAATAACCGCGCTTGAAAAGTTACATAGTGAGTCTACGCTTGCAGATTATAGTTCTGCAAAAGGATTAATTGCAGAGGGAAAGAAAGAAATGCTAGGAGAAATAATTAACTTTTTAGAAGGGGCTACGGATGGGGGCGAATCTTTTAGTGAGCATAGGCAACGCTGGTTAAGGCGCATAGCTATTGCAGAAAAAAAACGAAAACAATTGAGTCGGGGCTACATTGCATAATAGATGCAATAGAAGATTTTGACGATATTACAGCAAAAGATATACACAAGAAATTAATGGAGCTTGTGCGAGAAACGACACGATGATTATTGTGTCGAATCTATCTAATAATATTTTTCAGGGCTATTTTGCTTTGTTTTTTTCTAAAGAGTTTGAAGGAGGTGGGCTTTAAATTATCTGGTTTAATCATTGCCTTGTGTGAATCAACGTAGGTAGGGGGTGATGGTGTTGGGTGGCTACTATGTGTATATGCTTTGCAAAGCCGCAAGGATAAGGTGAGATGACAATGAGGGTTAGTGTTGACGCTATAAGCGAGATTCACGCATTGTTGTGAGATAGACCCTGCAAAGGCGGCTGTAATGTCGGTAACTATCTAACTTTTGGCGATTACACGGCTAAGGGGCTTATGGGTGAAGCGGTGATTCGCATTGCGTTATTTGAGCATTTCTCTCTGACAATCTTAACTGACTGTTGTCTTTTATTTTTGTCAGGTGAGGTTATGCTTAGAATAAAACGGATTAAACGCTTGCGTTGGTTTTGGGGTTGATTATAGGGTGGGTTTGTTGGTGTCTTATTATAGAAAGTTTGAGGGGTTAAAGCTGGATTTAGAGGAATACTTTAGATATTACAAAAAACCTAAAAAGGATAGTGGCTATGCAAGAATTTCTATGACGGGGAAAATTATGGAGGGGGGGTGTTTAGGAAATAAAGGCGGGGGGGCTATTATTCCTAGGGGGGTCGAATTTGAAGGCAAGGGGTATCTTGCTCGTATTATCTGCATTGATTGCGCAATGGTTGCCCTTAAGTCAATTGATAATTTCTTATATGAATTTATAGCGGCGCGGTATGGGTTAATGGAGTCTATACAAGAGCTTACGGTTAGGTTTAGCTGTTCTAGCCGCTCGTGTGATAGGTATCAAGATAAAGCGTTAAAATTTTTATCAGCAAGCATTATTTGATGTTTGGCGCATTTTATGCGTAAATATGGCATAAATTAATATTATGGAAAAAGTCAGCCCATCTAGGTGGGATGGCTTTTTTTATGCCTGAAAGGAAAATTTAATTATGCCTGAAAAAGACCCAATGAGTTATAGCTGGGGGTATTATGCCTTTATTGTTGGGTTATCCTTTTGGGGTGGGTTTGCACAATATTTAAAAAAGGTAAGGATGGGGCAGACTAAGCCATTTTCTATTGTTGAGGCGATTGGGGAAATGACAGTTTCGGGATTTGCTGGGATTATTACCTTTTTTCTATGTGAGGCTTCTGATATGTCCCCGCTATTATCTGCTGCATTTGCAGGAATTTCTGGACACATGGGAAGCCGCTCACTATTTATGATAGAGAGGTATATACAGTCTAAGTTTTCCTCTATCATTGCAGAAGAAGATGATAGTAATAAACAAAAATAAAAAGGTACTATTAAAATAAATAATCCTTACACGGTAAAATAAAAT